GTCAATTTCAGCAAGGTCGAGCCTTGCCTTCATAAGTCCATAGTCAGGAGCTTCTTCTTCCTGACCTTCCGTTGCGCGTGCGCGCTCGTTCTGATGCTCCTCGTAGATTTCTTTACCGCTCCTGACCCCGGTAGTTGCTTCGGGATAAGCGGGATAAGTGACAGGTGAGACATCGTAGAGGTTGCCTACGCTTCTGATGGTGCGGATAGCTGGCGTTGCCGAGTCGTCCCATTCTTCAACGCCTCCGGACATAGAAAAAGCAAAGGAACTCTCTGCTATGTCCCCTCGCTCTATGCTTGCAACTATGTCCCTCGCCCATTGTGTGTCTGGTGGGTTTATTTCGTAGCGGAGTCCCACATCGTCCTCCGTGAGAGTTACCGTCCCGGCTGACTGCCGTCCTAAGATGTAATTCGGATCGTGATTAAACAATGCCCTGACATCTGATTTCTTGAGTGCTTCCGTGAATGCGCCGGGAGCGATCTGCTCACGGAATCCCCACATCTCCTCAGAGAGTGAGTTAAACCTTGCGGCGTACCCAACTATCTTCTTTCTTTCGCCTTCGTCTGCTTTGACCCGCATCTCCTGCGGTATAAAGCGCACCTCTTTTTTAATCATTCTTGAGTCTCACCTCCTCCATTCTGTTTTATTCCTTTAACGGCGTTATCGAGGGTTATCATTGCTCCCTGAACTAAGTGATGGTCGCCGTTTTCAATGGGCGGTAAGTTTTCTAACGACCGCACCTCATTGATAGATTTAAGGCCTGAGTTGATCGCCGTGCGATATGCCTCATAGCGCGACTTAACATCACCCCTGAGGAGTCCATCCGTGACAAACTCGACAAAGTATTCGCCCCGCTCGTGCGGCAGGAAGAGTCGCCAGTTCATAGCCTGTTCGATGCGGCTCAACCACGGTGTCAACGTGAACATGACGAACTCAAGACTCAGCTGGTCGATGTTGGAAAATGTCGCTTTCTCAAGGTCATTTATTAAGTGCGCCGGGACCCTGAAGATACCGGCTATTTCAGAGCGGTTGAATTTCATTGTCTCAAGCAACTGAGCATCGGCGGGGCTTATTGTTATTGGCGTATACTTGGACCCGCCCTCAAGGACTGCGGTCTTACCGACATTCGCCCCTGAGAAAGCTGCCTCCCATGAAGCCTTTAGCCGCTGAAGCTGTTCATCGTTTAGATTGCCCTCGTAACTGAGAACACCGCCGGGCCGTGCGCCATTTCCAAATACTGCGCCACAATGTTTTGATGCCGAGATGCCTGTCCCGATGGTCTCAGCCGCCATTCTGATTGGCGAATAACCGATGATGCCGTCATAGCTGAGTCCGGGGATGTGGAGTATTTGTTCCTTGAGATAGCGTTTTGTCTGCCCTTTGTCGTCCGTGACCTCATAGACCAACTTGTTATTTGTGGCTAACCGCTTCGGCGTGACCTTATCAGGACCCAATAACTTGATTGACCGAGGTCGCCCTGAGCCGTCAAAGTCGATAAAGCTGTAGGCGTTGCCCCATGAGCAAAGGTGAGACATTGTTGATTCTTTCCAACTGAACGCCGAGACTTCTTCATCTGGTCTAAGGTGGAGCAAGGGGTATATTGGGTGGTCGGCAACCTCCTGTTTGCCGCCACTAGGCAGCCGTTTGAATACCTTCAGCGGCATTTGAGCAACGGATTCGCTTAACACCCTGATACAGCTATAAACTGCCGCCAACCTCATTGCTGTCGATTCGTTGACCGTTTCCCCTGACGAGACTGACGGTCCGAACATCGAGACCCACGCTTGATCAGGGTCTTGTGAGACTAAGAAACGCATTTCCAAAGATTTATTGATCAGTGGTATTTTTATTTTCAATTTCTCACCTCTCTCCTAAAGTGTTATTATTCCTCGTTGGGTGTAAGGGGATTCTGCTTCCTCCGTGGCGTGTTGCCATGCTGCTACAGCTATAACAAGCGATACGATCGGGTCAATTTTCTCTGTTGATTTGTCTTTAACAGGTTTAATGTTGTCCGATGGATCCCTTGCAACAACCACATTTTCAGATGCCCACTCCATGACAGGGTTATCTCCGTGGCGTAATGTTTCATCAAGCACAGCCCTTTCAAGTGTCTTTGACGGTGCAGATAACGAGGCGAACCCCTGACCGATCGGAATAACTTTTAATCCTTCTTCTTCTAACTTCTGTGTGACACTTAAAGCCCCCCATCGGTCGAAACCAATGAGGGACATCTTTGGATATTCTTTTTTAAGTTCAATAATCTTTTTAATAATTGACTTTTCATCAATTGCGTTGCCGTCAGTGGCAATGAGATAACCGTCCTTGTGCCATTTGTCATAAGGCACACGATGTTTTTTTACTCTTTTCCACATATTCTCAAGAGGACACCATGACCAGTTAAGAATATATAAAAGCCCATCCTCGCCTGGCTCAAACACAAGTGTGAATGATGCCAAGTCTTCAACGCTTGCCATATCAAGCCCGCCAAAGCAACGCCGATTCTTAATTAAATTAATATCAAACTCACCACCACAAGCCTTCCACTTCTCAGGGCTAAACCATCTTGTCTCTGCCCGTGTCCAAATATTGAGCCTGTAACGCTTAAATGAGTTTTCTTTCTCAGGCGAGTCCTGCGCCTCAAGGCACTCCTGGCGAAAGTCTTCAAGTTTGATAATTTCACCCAATGATGGATTCGCCATAAACCACGCCTTTTCAGAACGCCAGTCAAATTCTTCTTCTGTTGATGTTCTTGCTTCAACGTCCTCCCAATTCGTGGAATAAATCAAAGCAAAAAAATAAGGGTCAATAACTTGACCCCGAAGGACTTTTCTTGCGTATGCGTGTTGTTCCCAACAGACCGTTCTTCTGTCGAACCCCGCAGTTGTAATGGAGATTATGAGCGGCTGGTCTCGTGCTGCTCCTCCGTATCGGAGTGCGTCCCAGAGATCCCGTTTCTTTTGAGCGTGGAGTTCGTCAAAAATAAGCCCGTGGATATTTAATCCTTCTTTTGTTGGAACATCTGCGCTTAATGCCTGATAAATACTGTTGCTTTTAGGGTGATAAATGGTCTTTGTTGATGCCCTCGTTTTTAATCTTTTCCTTAAATAGGGGCTTTTGATGACCATTCTTGCCGATTCATTAAAAACAATTCCCGCTTGGCTTCTGTCGGCGGCAGCAGTGTAAACTTGTGCGCCTTGTTCTCCGTCTGCTGAGGTTAAATAAAGCCCTAAGCCTGAGCATAGTCCACTGTTGTGTGTGGGGATCATTCCCTCCCCACATAAGAACATCCCATCAGGGGAGCTTACCTGAATACATCTTACAGGAACAGAAGGAACAGGCTCCACCGCAATGATGTGTACGGTTTTACTCCTAGGCCTTTTTTTCGGGATAGGTTTTAGCCTTTCCTGTTTACGACTCAAACCAAAAACCACCTGTTCTCTAAAACCCCAGAATTGCACCCTGTACTTCTCCCCACAATCAACGCCGTTCAATGTTGCCCGACACGTTTTCAGCGTAGGCTTATATCCCAACCCTCTTGCCAAGTCTAAGAATCCCTCACAGAGTGGCTTGGAAGTTGTCGTAAATTCGCATTGTCCAGCCTTGCTTACATACCCATCGGTATCCATCAAGCCTTGAAGCAGGGCCCTTCTTTGCGACGGGTCTGCCCTTAAGTACTGCATGGGGATATGCTTGTTTCTTAAGACCCCAAGTTTTCTTAACTTCGCCTGTAGCGAAAAAAATCTTTCCTTACCTCTACCGTTGGAACCTAGGATAAAGGATCCACTGTTAGGTTTAGAGCTTTTCCGTTCAGACACAGAAACCCCACACCGCTCTATATTTTCAAGGATTTCCATGTCTTCGTATGACGCAGTGATGTTTGCGCTTTTGGATGTCCCATCACCAAGCCAACAGCCCAAAACATAAGGATGTATTTCCAACTTTTTGGGAGGTAACTCTAAACACCTCTCCAGCCGAATAGAGTGGTTGTATCCTTCGCTCCCCTTGTAGTCCAAGAAGAGACTTTCCGTAAGTTCCTTGGTTGTCCAGATATCGTAATGGTTTTCCGGCTTCCTTGTGTGAGTTCTCCAAAGGTGTTCGGCATCAGCTATAACACTTGTGCCATCGGAAAAAGAGACACGGTAACAAGGGCGCCCTTCCATAACATCTGTTGCAGCAACAACAGTACAAGGAGCCCCCTTTGCATCAAATACCTCATCGCCTGGCATTAAGTTCCCCATCGTTTTCCATCCATCTGGAGTAGGAATAAGCGTATTCAGGGCCAAAGCTTTGCCATTTTTCTTAGGAATCTCGATGTACGCCAAACGGAATCGCCTTGTCCCATCTTTGCGTTTCCACCCAAAGAGCGGAGCGATAAGATTGTATTTCTGCCAATCAAGTAATTTGAACGGCTTGCCTGCCCACGGATCAATTGTGTGCTTTAAATATCCCTCAAAGAAGGTTATTACCCTTTTAGCTGCTTGCTCATCAAACCAACAACCTTTTTCTATGGCGTACTGGTCAGGCAGAACAACGGGAAACTTCTCAGAATTAAACTCAACTAACGGATATTTATTTTTTTTATCAGGTTTATACCATTCCTGTTCTCGGATTATCACTCAAAATCACGCTCAAATGTGTCAACTTCATCGTCTTTAGGTAACACCAGCCGACACCTTGATGACGGCGTAAGCCCAAATTCAGCACAAAATGACTTAATAAGCTGTGCATATTTTGTTGCGATATTAACCTCCGGGCGTGCAATGGTATTAGTTGAGCCGTTTTTATTGGTGTAAGACATTGTTAAACCTTCTGAATCGAGAGCCTGTGTTGCTGTAAACCATTTGTCATAAGCATCACAGTACACTGCCATTGCGGATCGGTCGATTATCGTTAAGAGTCCCAATTTATGTAATTCTTTTGCGACTCGTTTCCATTCATTTTTTGCCGCCGTTGAAAGATTACTCGGACACCTAGGCATACCTTCAGGCTCAGGCACATCGAGATTAAGTTTTCTCTTGCCAGGATTACCTTCTAACGCTTTCAACTTATCAGGCTTCGGAGCTTTTCCTCTTCTGCCCATAAAATCCCCCCCTACCCCAAAATGTGCGGACACTTGCGATGTGCCTGCGCACGGGTGTATCAAGTAGTCGCTCTAACGATTTACTCTACCCCTGCCCATTACTGACCAACTTGTCACCGTAACTAAATATCTGCATGTCAAACCATCTGTGTATTGATTCTATTGCTGACTCAGCCCGACCCTCATGAGTTGCCCGTTTTAAGCAGATCTCTTTTGTAGTGTCAAGCATTAAGTAATTCGCATTAAGAAACTTATTTCTCAACTTAGTCGGATCAGTAATAATTATCCAAACTTGTGTATCCTTAACACCGCCATTAAGGATCGTCTCAAAGAACGCCTCCCGCATAGCCAATGCCATAGTGATATGTTCTGTCTGTGCTTCAACGTGCGGGTTAATAAATGTGATTGCCTTAATAACTTCATCCATATCCCAAACTAAATCATACTTAGAAGCATTCAGGGACACATAACTTGTCTTACCCGAACACGGAGCCCCATAAACAATGTTTACCTTGTTCTCGTGCTTCTGAATGCCATGTATAGACATGTGGCACTCATGACACAGTGACATTAAGTTACTCATATCTGTTAAACTTCCACCATCAGCAATAGGTACAACGTGATGTACTTCTCGTGCCTTAATAGTTAGACCTCGTTTTATACATTGTTCGCAAATAGGATGAGCTGTGATATATGCCTTACGAGTATTGCGCCATAGCGGGCTGTTATACATTGAGGCTAAATTTTTATCTCGTTTAAAATAATCATACTGCTTATAGGCTTTCTTATTTGCAGCTGCTCTATGCGCCCTTAACTCTTGTTCTCCTGGCTTGCGTGGCAATATCTCACATCCTTTATGCAATATTATGTTAAGCTGCTATATCCTCCCCATCGTCACAACAACCTTATGCTCCGTGCCTGACAGCTCAATCACTGGACATCCCATCACCGTTGGCGGGCATCCTTTCGCCGCAGCATAACCACTCCCGCGCTTTAAAAAAGATCCACTATTAACAAACCACATTGTGCGCTCAGTAACAACATCGCATTGCCTTTCAGGTGTATAGATCATCGAAGGGAACGAAACCTGTGCATGGACATGCGCCATGCAGTAGATGTCACAGAGAACTATATGAGACAGCCTTTCAAGGTTGTTGACCTTTGCGCCTCGTGTGCGTCCACCGCCCCAGCCATGCGTGGCGTATAACGTATAATAAAGCTGTCTGTCTGCCTTTTTCTTATTAAACCCAAACTTAAACTTTAACAGTACCTCAATGCCGAAGTACGGCACGTCCAACTTATCCGCCAGCATCTCAACAGGTGATATGCCGACCTCTTTATCTGTGCGCCTCTCATGGTTGCCGCTGACAATTCCTAATATTCTCTCCCTGACCGGATGAAGCATTATCACCGTTTCCTTGATCTGATCTCGTGGGTTCAAAGTTTCTTCGTAGATGTCGCTGACGCTTGACTTTGTGGCGTTGTTCAGAATATCGCCGTTAAGAAGAATGTATCTATTTGGACTCTCCTCAACATATCGGATATAACGTAAAAAAAGCTCACGGTCGAATGAAGCATCGCCAACATGTAAATCTGACAACGGAAGGATCTCAATGTTTTTAATGTCTCGTGATAAATTTAAGGTCTGAACTCTCAACGTATCACTCCTCAATTAGAATTATTGAAATGGAGCTGAGTCACCCCAGCTCCAAATCTCGGGAGAGAGGAGGAAGGAGGTGTGCGTAAATTAAAACTGGCGGGTTAGGATATCAACTAATCATCTAATCATCATTTTGTGGGTGGAGTTATATCCATGCCCGCCAGCAAATTGATTTTTCCCTAATAAAAAACCGCCCTCAATTAAGAGAGCGGTTCTGTGTGGATTCGTCCACGATACAATTATAACAGGAAAAAGGGCTCAAAAGTCTACAATTCGTCTACACTATCTTTCCCAACATCAACTTAGCAAGCCTCTTAATCAGCCTTGGCCGCCATCTGTTCTTTGCCGTTGTGGGTTCAATATGCAGATCAATACATACATCTTTCCATGCTTGCAGCTTAAAATATCGCCGTTCAATAAATTTATATTCGTTGGGATCAAGTAAGGTGAGGAAGTATGTGATGGGTTCGGTTCGTTTTCTTAGTCTTGCAACTTCTGTATCATCATCAATTGTTTCGATTGTCCGCTGGAGCGGACATGTCTCAGCGTTTCCTTGTACTTGCCCTTTATCATCAAACGCCGATGGGCTTTTTTCGGCTATTGCCTGTAAATACTCGATTCTGCTTCTTAAATCCCTAATATTAGCGTGATAATCTCTTAAACACCCTTCGACAAACTCATATAGCCTGTTCTCAATTCGCTTTGATTGGCGATTATATAGCGTCATTTATTCATCTCCTTTATTTCTCGTTATTTTTCTTTTCTCGTAAGTGTGTTGTCCCATGAACCCTCATTCTTCCTGAGAACATATCAGTTATATAATCATTAATAGCCTCTCTCTTTTTTGACTGCGCCATTAAATAAAACACCATATAAATCTCTTTACGGGCTTTTTCATTTACTGCTTCTATCTCTGGTTTGGGATGGACCTTTATCCCATCTTCACCTTGAGGATCATAATACCCCAAACCTGCGGTTACGTGTCTCGGAATTTCCATTGTAATTCTCTGTTTCCAATTAGCGCACAACTTAACGTGCCTTAAATAGTAATAGTCATCTGAATCGTGAAAACAGACGATCTCATCACCGTATATTTTTTTATTTTGGAATCCGTGGGCGCAGTTAAGGCAAGAGTTGGTTGTTTGTTCGACAGGCCTTTCTATAAAATTTTGCATTCTTGGCGGTGATCCATCCTTGATGATTATATCGACATAATAGTTTGAGTCATACATGTCTTATCACTCCCTCGGATCAATAGTCTTGCCTTCACAAGCCTGCACGTACCATCTGGCATACTGTTGCGCCTTCTCCATCTCTTTTACAGGAGCGTCTTTACTTCCGCACCGCAGGGTATATTTGATTACGTTGCCCCAGAGGAAGCCTATAAACTGCTCATGTGTCATAAGAGCTTGCATGATCTCAATTGGTTGTTGTTGCAGTTTTTGGTAGTGTGTGGCGTTTATTGATAATCCACTCATTAATTCATCTCCTCTGAATTAGTCTCTATGTATTAATCAGTTCAGCATTTGTATCACTAATATAAACCTCGTCCAATTCATACTTATTGAGGATGTCGAACAATACCGCACCGCCACCAACGAAAGGTTCAGCATACTTTCTAATGGTATCTCCAAGTCCTTTAGGGTATTGTTTTTTAATTGCGTCTATCAGCTGACCTTTTCCTCCAGCCCATTTTACAAAAGGTTTCATTTTTGAGAAATTCCCCAAAGTTGCGCAGCTTCTTTAGCAGACATATAATTCATGATAGTTTTACCCCTTTTTTATTTTTGAGACCGCCTTGAAGGTTGTCTCTATTCATTGGTACAGTAATTTAAATCCGTTAGTGATACCAGGGGATTAGAGAGACGGAACGGAGCTGATGAGTGAACTACAGTTTACGGTCATTGCCATCTTCCCCCTTCGGCCGGTCGTCCATCTCAACATGGGTATACGAGAACTCCAACAAAAACATGATCTCGCACAGGGCGTGTGCCAAATGGTTCAGCCCTGTTTCTTTATCGTAAGTCTCTCCGCTCCACCACGCAAACAAATGTCTGAGTGCTGCGGCGTAAGGTCTGCTCCATGCAAAGCCCTTTTCCCAGTTACGTGCTTCATATTTCTTTGCGCCAAAAGTAAGCACCTTGCCGACATCAAGTAACGGACGCACCGGAAGTAGTTCAAGTCGTACTTTTTCTGAGTCGGCTTTGATGGCTTGTTCTTTGTCCATTAGTCATAATCCTCCTCCCTCTCTAACCCCTCTGCACACTCCGTGCAGACAACCCCCATGTCTTCTCTTGTGTAGAAGTCAACGACTTCAAAACTCGGATCGCCTCAGCAGATTTCACGGTCGCAAAGAACGCAGATCATTTAATCCGTTCCTCCGATCTTAGGATTATGACTTTCAACTGAAAAAAGAACCAGGCAAACAATGCCCCAAAGTACAATTGCA